AGAAAAAACAGTAAATAATACAAATAATACTATATTTGTGGGTACACCATCTGAGTTATCAAAACTTATCAATGGTTCAAAAGGAGAAATTGCATCATGAGTTTACCAAGCCAACAATACAAAATGTTTTCGATTACTGTACCATCAACGAAGAAACAAGTATCTTTTCGTGCATACACAGTCAGAGAAGAAAGATTACTTGTAATAGCAAAAGAAACTGAAGACACACAAACAATTATCAATACAGTCAAGGAATGTATCAAAAATTGTTTCTCTGGTTTGGATGTAGATTCCCTGACGATGTTTGATATTGAATATTTGCTAACAAATCTTCGGGCAAAAAGCATGGGTGAATACATTGATCTGAATATGAGTTGCGATAATGATCATGATCATCCAAAGATACCGGTTAGAATTGACCTAACTAAAATAGAAGTGAAAGTTCCGAAAAATCATTCCAGAGATATCCATCTCTATGATGATGTGCATATCATGATGAAATATCCTACAATTGATAATCTTATGGAGATGGAAAAATCATCCAATTTTGATGCCATTATAATGTGTATAGAGTCAATCTATAACTCAAATGAGGTATTTCGCGCGGCAGATAGCACAAAAGAAGAATTAACAAATTTCATAGATGCACTAAGTACCGAACAATTCAATAAAATTAAAACAACCTTTTTTGAGACTATTCCAGTATTTGAGTTTGATCTAACCTACACTTGTTCTAAATGTGGACAGGAACATAATAAAAAAATAAGAGGATTATCTAATTTTTTTATCTAATCCTTTCCCATGGTAATATGTATGAATATTATAAACTCAATCTTCTATTAATGTATGAACATAGATTTAGCCTGACTGAATTGGAAGATATGATGCCCTGGGAAAGGGAAGTATATATATCACTGCTTGAACAACATTTGGACGAAAAGAAGAAAAGAAAAAGGACACATTAATGGTTGCTCCAAAGAAAAGAATAGCAAGAATGGAAAAACAACTTGCCGATTTGCAACAAAAGAATGCAATAGAAACCAATGAATCTTTCAGTGATGTAAAGAAAGAATTCAGTTCTGGTTTATTCCAGGTTATTATTGATAGGAGTTTTTTGAATTCTGATTTAGTAAAAGAGACACTTATAAACATAAGAAAGGAGACAAGGGATGACATTGAGAAGTTTGTTACTGATACAGGAAAAGTATTTGTTGACGCCATTGAAAGTTTTAAGCAATTTCTTAAAGATAATTCTCAGGCGGGGTTCAATACTCTTAACATCGAACCAGGCGGAAATAATGATACTGAAACAGAGCAGACTGCGGCAAGAAATAATAAAAAAGAAGAAATTACAGAAACGAAAAAACAAAGACTTAATGAAATTAGTGAATTTGCAAAAGAAACTAAAACAAGTTTACTGTCCGAAACAGAAACAACTAAAAGTGAAAAAATCAAGCGGTTCTTTGAAGAAGTTGCAAATCAAACATTAAATGCTGATATATTCACAGAAGAGAAGAGAGAAGAGAAAGCAAGGAAGAATTTGTTTGTTGCAACAGAGCGACAACTAAGAGCAGAAGAGTTTTCTGGTAAATCAGAGAAAAAAATCAAGAAAGAGCTGGAATTGGAATATAAGAATCAGAAAGATAGGATAAATCAATTAATCGACCTTGAGAATAAATTGGCCGATATTAAAAAACAAGGTAGATCAGAGAACGACATAGAGAATACATCAGAATATAAACAAAGAGAAAGTATCTTAAATGCGCTTGTTAATAGTAAATCAACAACTTTTAGTGGTTTCAGAGAAAGTGGTTCCAAGGAAAATTTATCGCTCGGCGCATTAGAAGAACAGAATCAAGAAGATTCTGTCATAAGAGAAAAAGAGTTTCAGGAACAAGAAGAACAAACCACTCTATTAGAAAAGATTCATGGTCTATTAGCATTATCAGCCAAATCAGATAATTCGGATAAGTCCGCAAGTTCTTCTGATAGTGGTGGTTCAGGATTACTTTCAGGATTACTTGGTGGCGCAGGTTTAAAATCATTGATGGGAGCAATTGTTCCTTTGATAGGCCCTATTGTTGCCACGGCTGCAGCCGCATTTGCAGTAAAAGATACTATCACTGCTATAAAAACTGGAGAATCTAAATCTAATGATATTGCTCGATCAATAGGATTAGTCAAATCTAAAGAAGACATAGAGAAAGGAATAGATACCCGCTCAAACTATAATCCTCTAAAGTGGGCGGGGATGGTTATTGATAAACCAATGGAATGGTTAGCGGGGGCATCGGTACCGGTGGGCTCCCCGGCATTGCAGCGAGCCGGTAATAATATTTCTTCTACAGAGATTAAAAAACGAGTAGTTCCTCCAAGAAACATCAATTTAACTACTGCGAATTTGGCTCAAGAGTCTTCAAGGATCACGACAGAGCAGGCAGAAATAGCAAAAGAGATAGGCAAAAATATCAATATAAAAGTGCCACCACCAGTAGCACCACCCGCGAAGGACAAAGTTGTGTTGCAACCGTTCTCACAGAAAATTCATAATAATGATAATACAATACAAAGTTTTATTAAATCCAGATATCTATGATAAAACCCCTTACATTAAATTACAAGTGTAAGGGGTTTTATCACCATACCGTTAATTGTTCATTTCATCTATCAACGAATTAAAGAATGCCATATCCTCATCCTCATTTATCTGAGGATTAGTTGCTTCTTTTTTTTCTTTGGGAATCGCTTCTTTTCGTTCATGAACAATTTCATTCTCAGAAGAAATTTCGTTCTGTGCAGGAGATAATTTATTACTCTTACCCAGAACGATATCCATTCGTTTCTTTAGTGCATCATAAGACTTGAATTCCTTTTCTGATACATAGTCAGAAATATTATGGCGCTTATTGAGAATTTCCAGAATCTCTTCATCAGATTCGGCAATTTCTGATGGACCATCCCAGGTTGATTTAGAATATTTAAGATAACCATCTTCCATGTGACCCTTAAGGCGAAAGTTGGCGCCCTCCCAGGGATCAAACACGTTACATGGTGTCTCATCATCAAACGTGGGATGTAATTTACCGTTAATCATATCGAAAATTACTTTACCATACTTAAACACCATTACTTTACCATTATTCTCGGGACACATAGGATCGTCCACAACAAGAATATTACTAAAATAGTTTACTTTTCGTTTTCGCTGGCGTCCAATCTCTTTATCTGATTCTCTACCCGAGTCAAACAGACTTGAGACATGCTCAACAACAGGATCATCTTTTCCAATTGTGGTTCGGCAATTCTCAATATACCATTTACCACTTGGTCCCTGGAATGCATGATGGTATCGTTTTACCCAGGGAAGCTCTTCATCAATACCAGGAAGAAATCTAATAACAGCCTTGGCATTTCCTGACTTATCTTTTGTGAATGACCAAAGCCGCTCATCAGTGTAATTTTTATTTACCGTAGATTCTAACGCTTCTGAAATTTTCTGAAGGCTTGTATTTGCTGATTTTCTCATTGCCCGTAGTTGTGTCATATCCATAATACTTTTCTCCTTTTATTAACGATGTTTACGCCTTAACGATGTTTACGCTTTAGAACGATTTGAATTTTTTGAAATTGAAATTGCCATACTTTTCTTGAATGACTTCAATATCATCAAACGCATCATCCTCCGTGTATCCCACGATTCTCATTCCTTTACCAGGAATGTTATTACTATGCTTCATCTTACTCTTCTTGTTTTGGTCATCATATTCCTTAAACTTCTGCATGACTGATTGATACGTCTCCCTCAAATTTAATGAATGTTTGTAGTTTTTTTATTCTCAATATATCTTTTTTCCATAGATCCAACTCTGGATTCTTCATCCATTGTTCTAAGAAATGATATTTCCTATCAAGAATCGCCACAGTTTCTACATGAATTTTTTGTCGCAAAAGATATTCAAAGATCCATGACATTTCACCTCCAAAGTTAGATTTATTACATCTTATTTCATTAAGATATAATATATCATTTTTAACCACATTTGTCAATGATTCCTTTGTGTATATGTATTTTTTCTGGAGAGTTTTTGCATATTCGAAGTCACTAAGTGGATACAAATTACCATAAGCCATATTCGCCACAAAGAAAGTAATTGCGTCCTTCTTTGTGGCGAATTGTTTTGATATATATTTTATCAATACATAGTCAGAACGCTTTATTAGACTCTCTGGCGTAACTTTTGTTTTTCCACTATACTTTTTGAAATTATAATTTGATAAAAAATGCGTCTTTACCGCAACATAAATTCTAAAAAAAGTAAACTCATCCACAACCACACCAATAAAATAAGCACAATGTAATCTTCTTTAAGCATTAGAATATATTTCTGATGATCTTTTGTATCCCAGATGCTTTGCCTGGATTATTTTCCCTATCCGTTTATAAACACATTTGACGATCCCGTTTTACATTTAGAACCACATGCTACTGGATCACCTATTCTTCCCCATTGTTTATTGTTTACATAAACATTAGGACTTCCTGATTGTAGAACTGATGAATGACAAA